CGCCACTATAATCCGAACTGCTAAAGTCATACATTCCCATAAAGTCTCCTTAGGTCGCAGCAGTCTGCGCAGTTAATAATCCGTTGGTGAAAGTCATAGATCCGTTTGCTCCAGCGAGAGTTAGCTTAGCTGTGACTATGGTCGCACTTACTCCAGTCAAGTGGGTATTGGCTAGAATACCCGTAACGTCGGTGGATAAATCCAGCGTAGCGCTACCTGCAGTCTCTTGCCCCTGTGCGTTAAAAGTTGTCTTAACGTATGTTCCGGCAATTCCCGCGTTGGCTAAGGCTAGTGTTCCAGTAGTCGTGATCGTACCACCGCTTAGTCCAGTACCCGCCGTGATACTTGCTACAGAGCCCGCTCCCGTAATTGTCAGTTTACTACTTAAGTCTATGAACCACTTAAGCCAGATAGGGTTGAAAACGCTCTTACCCGTTACCTCATCTACACTAACAGGAAGTGCGTAGGTTGGAGGAGGCTGGAATTTAGTAGCCATTACAGCGTCCCGAGATCGATCTGAAGTTCAACGGCCTGCAAGCGCATGCGCGTATCTGACTGATGTCGAATGTGCAGGGCCCTCCGACGGAAACTTCCGCAGTTAGCTAAGAAGGCCCGCTCCACACTCATATCCACTAGGCGGAAGCTTGACCAAGCCTCAGGCGAATAGTCTTTATCATTTACACGAACTTGCAGGATACTACCGGGAGTCTGATCCCCGACGAATTCCATGAAGTTAAGCTGCTTAATCCTGCGTACACCTCCGTCGAAGTTTGGAGCGTACAGGTCAACGGTGATAGCTGTACCATCATCGTTAGTGTAGATCGCGTCGAACTTGTAAAGTTTACCGTTTGTCTCGTGCTGCAATACGCGGCCAGATCCGGGCAGGTAAGAGCTCGAGACGATCTTGAAGTAATTGCCAGTGGAATCCGTCCACTGCGCCCACCGTTTATCGGTCAGGTCGTAGGCCAGGGTCAGGTTGCTATTTTTCAGCGTGAAGACGTAGAAACGATGCCCCTCGAACTTTATCCCGAAGGAATAAACCACGCTGAAATCAGCATCCCCCAGCAAACGCTCGATGGGTTTCGTAGACACGACACTCGCTTTGAGATTCTCCACCATCAATACCTGGACTGCCGACGAACGATTCGTAGCGAGCCAAAGAAGAGTTCCGTCTATCTCCTGCACGGAGTCCCCATTCACGCAACCGTAGTTGATCTTCGCCCCTTGCACCGGTCCGAGCGGAAGCGAACCTACGGGATTCTGCGCATCGTAGAAGACCTCAGTAGACCACTCTTTAAGTACCAAGACGTAAACCAGTTGCTTCGCGAGGAACACTCCCCGATCTGGCTCGATCTGCGCGCCCAGGAGATTCAGCACATCAGTCCACTGCTCCGGCGCATTCATCCCCACTACCGTATCGCTCCCGTGAATATAGGCTTCCGCGTCCAGGCAGTAAGTAGTACCATCCAGATAAGCCCAACCCTTCACTCCCGCAGTTGCGTAAGTATTTCCCGGGAAGTTAGCTCCCGCGATCTGGGTAAGGGTTGTACCATCCCAGTTATATGCCTTAACTCCATTCCCGAGCTGCAGGCGTGGCGTAGCACCGAGGCTGGAATCGAATCGGTAAACTCCTCCGGTAGCATCGACTGTCCCAATGCTCGTACCGTTCTTGTAGAGTGTGGCCCCGAAGATTGCATAGATATCCCCTTTCCAGTTGTAGACGCCGGATCCAGCCGCTGCGGTAACGGCGGAGTATTGCAGTAGACCCGGGCGCTTGTAGACCCAGTAGTCACCTTCGCCCTTACCCTTCTCCACGTAGGCGTTGATCAAGCGCGCATCCTTATCCGTAGTCTCGCTACGATTCTCCGGCTCAACTACCAGAGGCATGCGCTTCGGAAGCGCGACGGTTTCTGCTTGGCCCATCATCTAAACCCTCTGTAGGCTGTACTCATCTGGGCATCAGGCGTGAAGCGCGTCGGAGTGTCCTCCACGTCCCAGTCTTCCAGCATTGCTCGATACGCCTGGGCACGCTGCTGGCAACGGTCCATTATAGCTTGGGGCTGGCCCGTGGACAGTTCATCCGCCAGTCCCCAACGCAACGCAATCCTCCACTCGGTAGGGAAGTTCATCGTCTCTGTAAGGGAGATGAAATTCGTCACCTGTTTCTGTGTGATTACGTGAGCAGTACCCGTCGCTGCAGTTGCGTCCGGGACCAACCAGAAGAACACAGGTAACGACGACTGTTGCTTGTTGACGAAGTAGGAATTGATCTGCCCCGTCTGCGTGATTTGGCTCAGCCGAGTGTAGTCATTCCAACTTATAGGAGTCAATGGCCTACGGATTCCGTTCGCGTCACGATAGTATGCGTCGATGATTCGCATAGGCTTAGGCAGGGCTACGTCCCCCGTAGGTGACAGGGTATACGTAGACTGCCCCGCCACTAACGGAATACTGATATCCTCCAGCAACCAGAGCTTTAATCCTTGCGTTTGCCAGAGGTTGATCACATCTTGCAGCTTGCGCATACCCACAACGAATTGCTCGGAGTTAGGAAGTTGCCCTTGCTGCAGCAACCCGGCGTCAAAGTACGCATCAGCGAGTATTGACAGTGGAGTATTGTCGTTGGGGGCTGTCACGTTACACCTCGTACCATTCTATCACGATATCAAAGGCTCCACCCGTCAGCGTAGCACCATTAAGATTGACCGCAAGTTGCTGTGCAATACCCCGCAGAATTATTGCACGTCCTTTATCCCCAAAGTCAAATATTACAATAGGATTGACCACTGACGCTGCCCCACCAACTGGGCTATAGGCACGTCGGAACGTACCAACTACAGTACCCAACGCACCTGGGTTAACCGTGTAAGCCAGCACCGTACCGCTTGCTGCCGCATCCGCTGAGTCATGAGGAACCGCCGTCTGCCCAGTCGACGTACCGCCAGTGTCTGCCGTGCTACGCTTGATCAGCAACACCTCGGCTAAACTAGCCGTAGTCTGTATGCCTGTAACAATTATACGCTGAATGTAGAGTGTCTTGGTAGCGCTGCCCGTGATCGTTGCGATATCAGTAGCTGCAGCGGCCGCCGCAACGTTGAATGCTGCGCTGTAGGTTGCCTGGAATGTCCCGGCATGCCGAGTAGACAAGCCCCCCTCAGTGCCAACCTGTACCTTGCGCCATGGATATACACCATCTGCTATAAAGCTACTGTTACTCCCGGAATCCGCCACACCAATGAAAGTGCTTGTGAATACAGCTGCCGGACTAACGGTACTTCCACCGTTGACTGAAATCATCCCCATGTTCATATTGGACAAGGTGGGAGCCGGATAGGCAATAGACCCTACAGTAACACCGTCAAGTTCAAAGTAAGCACGGGAAGATTTGTAATATACCAAGTAGCGGTGATTTGCAGTATCAGTTGGCTGAACTGCGGCCAGTGATACCGACTGAGTCCGTGCACTACCGGACCACACCACGCCTGACAGTACGCCCGTCGTATCACTCCATTCGAAGCCCACACCATCCAGCATGGGTATGGTGACCGTAGGCGAGCCTGAGGGTACGAGCAATCCGAAGAAGCGATACGCCCCGGTTTTCAGTCCTGCATCAACAGCAATCAACCCATTAGGTGTATTGTACATGTTGATCATAACAGGGAAAGTTGGGACCGTCGTAAGCGACGAATTACCAAGTGCGACAGTTCCGGCACTCACTGTTCCTAGACCGTTCGCTTGTGTTGGAACTACCGAGCCCGCCACTACAAATTTCTGCGTATCAAACCCGGCATCAAAAGTCTCGAAGAACAGAGGACTCGGATCACCTGCAACGCGCAAGTAATTATCAGGGCGTAGAGGTACACCAAGAGAATCGAATCTCTCTATTACCATACTTGAATCGTTAACTCCACCCCCAGGATTTCCATCGCGTGCCATGATTAGCCCCTTCCCTGAATAACTTCAAAATCCGCCGTACCACTAGTATAGGTGATAACGTGAAGACGCGTTGCAATAACGGGAGAACTGAAGTCCCCGCTAGAACTAGCAGCCAGACTAACCATTGCAGCATGAGTGTAGACGCGCATGGATTGAATCCAGCCCGTTCCATTTCCTGCTGTCGGTCCACTGTTAGCTACAGTAACAGTAAAGTTATCAACGTCAACCACTGTAGCAATCTGGTACTCTCCATCCAGCTGCCCTCCTCCATTACCCCATAGCTTAACCCAATCCCCTACACTCCGTCCGTGAGCAATCCACTTCACGTTCAATGAGGTCGTAGTGCGGGTGAGTACGAAATCCTGCCTCAAATTTACAGGATCATTCGGATTATCCATACTATACTCAACTGAGTACGTAAGAGCAGCTCCAGAAGAAAGCACTACGGCTAGCCCAACCTTGAAGCTCGACTGCACTCGGTTAATCATAACCCAAGGGGAATACCCTGCTGCCGACAACCTTTGTGTAATTGGATACATAGTATCTCCTTAAAGGACGGGGCCGAAGCCCCTAGGGTTATACGGCGACAGGGTTAAGTAAAGCGGACTTGTCGGCTGCACCTGTGATGGAGCAGTAGTTCTGAACGAACCCGAGCTTGGTGGAGACTGGGGCCAGTAGGCCAGTGGCTGCAAGGTGCCAGGAATAGTTGTCGTACACCAAGCCCGAGCAAGTCGTGGCGGAACCGCTGAACAGTTCTCCTGCGGTAGTGCCAGTGTTCAAACTATACGTGCGGTTGCCGTAGCATTGCAGATTCTGCACTGCATTCGCACCCAGCGCAAAGCCCAGCGCAATGTTGTTGTTCGCTGCTTTGTTACTGATGAAGTTTCCCGCAAAGGTCAGTCGATCAATGGCAGCACCGATTACTACAGCCGTGTTAGCAACAGGAGGTGAAGTCAGATTCCGGTAGACACGATTGTTCGTGAAGCTTAGGCCATCACTCTGATTAGCAGTCGTTCCGCCGGTGTAGCAAGCAATGAAGCCGAGCGTAGCGGACGAATCCCGGAACTCGCAGTTCTCGATTGCGAAGTTTTGGGCCACGACTGTATTGGCATTACTGAAGGCCGTTACAGTAAACGTTGTCGCCATCGTGCCGAGGAACAAACAGTTCTGAATTGACATGTCATTCGCAGCTATGGCGATGGTACTGGCAGCCGCTGAGAACGAGAAGGTTGGGCGGGACGCTCCAGCTCCGAGTCCAACCACCGCCACGCCTGCCATGTTCATGTTGATAGCTGCAGCCGTGGCAACAGTCTCAGCATGTCCAGGGCCGACGAAGATAATATCTCCACGGCCAGCGACGCACATGCTGATCGCATAGTTCAGTGTAGCGAAGGGGGAGAGGAAGGTTCCCCGATTACTGTCTGAGCCGCCGCGCTCTTGCGGATTTAGCGAAGTACTGTTACTAACGAAGAATACCTGTCCTGGCTGCATCTGCAGCAGTGGCATACCACGCACGGACAAGCCATTAGCAAAACCTTGGGGGAAATTTGTGATCGACATTTGAAACTCCTAGGGGCCGTAGCCAAGATTACCTTACCGGAACTGCCGGTCCAATCGGGAAGTGCCGACACACCGGAGGCTTAAACCTTCGACAATACGCGCGGGTTATGATGAGATAATCCACGCGTATTAACTAAGCCTTAAGGCCCATTGCTCCCGTAGATCCCGCGAGGATCGGTACAGCCAACGCTCAGGCGCATGTAGCTCGCCGCCTTGGCGTTTTTAGTATCAAAGTCGTTGTCCCGGTCGAACATCGGCTCATCTCTCCAGAAGAACGTCATGCCATTCGGAGCATTCGTGCGAATGAACCAGGCATGTGGAGAGGTGAAGTAATGATTCATCTTGATGCCGTCGGGGAACGCATTCGTCGCCTTCAGCACGTTGATGTCATTGTTCGCTGTCCCTGCTTGCAACACCGACTGCAGGATACGGTTCGCGTTGTACCACTCCTGGCGGGAGATATGCAGCGACTTCGGCATGATGTTGATCAGTAAACCCGTGTCGTTCTGTGCACCCATGATCTGGATAGTGAGATCCTCCAGAGCAGCTTCGGACAGATCGGCCGCCGGGCTCAGCGCATTGCTGAACGTACCACCAGTGGCATTCACGTGACTTGTGGAGATCAACGAAGCAGCGTCAGCAGTAGTGAAGTAAGTTGTAGCGAAAGCATTGTTGTACGGAAAAGCTGCAATGTTCTCCACCGTCTGGTTCATCGAGAAAGCGTTTGCTTCAGCACGACGTGTTGCCACTTCTTTGTACTGATTATCTCGCAGTTCCTCGAATGTCACGATATAGCCCAGGGCATAGGCCACGTGGGTATAGGTAGACACCACACCTTGCAGTTCCCCGTCGTAAGTCACCGGAGCACCCTGGGCCTTGACCGGAGCCAAGCCGAAGGGTGTGACTTGCGCGCCCTGTTCATACGCCCTGTCAGAGCTCTTGACCTCGTAGAGATCAGTGTACTCCTTCGCGTGTTGGTCATAGACCTGGCCCCAGGTCGTAAAGATCCCGGGCCACAGAAGTTTCGGGTGTGAACCCGTATTGATAACGCCACCAGCCATGGTAGATTCTCCTTGTTAGACGCCAGCGGCGCCAGTGCCGGAGCCAAGCTCGTGCACGTTGATTTTCACGAGATGCTTGGCATAGGCACCGAAAGCATTGCCTTGGCGACGCACCAGACCCATGAGGCGGAGTTGCAGCGTAGCTGTGGTAGCCGCTGTTGCATCGGTAGTACTAGCGAGAGTCCAACCGGAAACATAACCGTTACCAGTGCCCAGTACGGAGATCTGATTCAGTCCTATTTCCGTTGCCGCCAGGGCCGTCCCGTTTGCATGCTCCTGGATCTCAAAGATCACGTTCGGGTCATCCACAACCATAGCGAACCAATCGTTGGTAGTAGCGGCCGCAGGGCGATACGTGATATCCAGATTCGAAGGATTAGCGATCAAGCCTTCCTTCGTACCTAGCCCCACGATCACGCCGCGAAGAGCGCCGGTGGCAGCCCCCAGGATAATCCCTGGAACACCGTCAGCATTGGCCGCTCCACTGGAGATCACAGGATCACCGATGTAAAGTGCGGTAGCATAAGCCGCCGCGATAGAGTAAAGCCGTGCCTGGCCACTCCACTCAGCACCGTTGAGGTACTGCACTGGAGCAAACCCAGACGGCCGATTTGCATTTGCCATAAGAATCTCCGTTGGTTAAGCCCTTGCGGACTTGCGTTTAAAGAAGTCGGGAATCTGCGTCCGTGACTTATCCACGTAGCGGTGTTGGGTGTCACCTGCGCGATCATTTTCTGCCCCAATCATACCGCCAACAAGTGAATCCCTCACTTTCGTATTCCTATCCTCGATCAGTTGTTGGTCGTCTTCCCACCATTCCTGGCGGATCTTCATCAAGACTAGACGCACCGGCTGACCGTCTTTCCCTACCTCTTGCCCGGAGACAATGCTTACTAGTGAGCCCATGTCCGTACTGCCACTGGCAGCCGAGTCCCCGCCCAGGGACACGTTGTTTGTTTTCACTTCCCGCTCGTCCACGAATTCGTAGCCGCCGTCCATTGCGCGCTGGAGACGCTCGGGTGTGCCCAGGAACCAATGCTGGTGGTAGCCAGGGATTTCAGGTACTTCCAGTCGCTGCACGGGCACGGACATAGGAATCCGTTTGCGCTCTGCGCTAGTCGTCTCCGCGCGGGATGCTGGGTTGATTTCTCTAAGTGCCATTTCTATTCTCCAAAGTATAATTCTGCGTAGCGGCTCTGCCACTCGCCCTTGGTTTTGTATTTCTTTCCGTCCCCGACGAAGCGCCGAGCGTCGAGATCGCAAGCTGCCCGGGCTTCCAAAGGCATGGAGGCGTAGCCCTTGCCGCGAGGCGCAGAACTTCCCGAGTCTCCGCCGCGACCACCTTCCACCTTGTCGCTTCGAGGTTCCTGCGTAGTGCCAAGTTCCTTATCCATCTCCGCCCTCACTTTGTCGTAAAAAGCGCGGCCATTGGCGGTCTCGCCGGATTCCCGAAGTTCTCCCGCGATAGCCAGGGCCATCGCCGTCCTGCGCTTGTTCGTTCCAAACCAAGGATTCTCACGGTTCCACTCTACCATGTCCGCTGGGGGAGTGAAAGGAACTTCAACAGCTGGAGTCACTGCAGGCTTGACCACAACCTTCTCTGGTTCCCTTAACTGGGTAAGCTGATCCGTAAGTTCCGCCACGCCGGTATGATCCCCTGCTTCCGAGGCGGCCGCCAGTTGCGCTTTCACTTGCAGCCGAGCAGTCTCAACCGCCTTCTGCGTAGCGACCGTATGCCGCTCTTCCATCTGAGCGATGGCGTCTTGTGCCTGCCGAAGTGTCGCAGCGGTTTGCTGCGACTGCGCCTTCAAGCCGTCGAGTTCCGTATGCAAGCGCTTGTTCTGCTCGCGGACGATGGGCAGGACTTCATTCCCACGCTTGATGTACAGGTCCGCGTCAACGAAACGCTCCGGGTCCCCTCGAAAACGCGAAGGAGGAATCCAGCCCATAGCTTCCGCTTCACGCTGAACTTCCACAGGTACTGAACTTTCAACAACGGGGGTGTCTTTATCAGACATTTTCAACCTCCTTGTGCGCAGTTGCATATACCTTCATTTCGGCTTTACGCATTTCGGGGTCTGCCTTATAGCGAAGGCTAGCACGTGCTTTTACGCAGCCGCTACAAGTCCATTTATTACTTGCGTAAAACATATCGTTAGATAACTCTAAATGGCAACGACTACAAGTTTTCATCTGTGTCACCTTCATGGGTTATAGCGCAAAACACATCACGGTCATTAACCAATCTGTACATTTGCCCATCCGAGGGACCCTTGGCCATAAACCCGGCGAACTTCGTCACCAGGACCTTATCGCCCACCTTCGCCCGCGGGCAAGGCTCGTCATGCCAGGCACTCGGCCCGACTTCTACCACAACGGCACGGTTATCTACCATGCTCATCCGGCCCTGCACAGAGTCCGGCAGCACGATTTGCGCCCCGCGGCGCTCCGGCTCATACAGTTTAATCAGAACTGCTACGCCCAGCGGCGCGAGTCCCGAGATGTTTTTACTCATCTAGCTCTCCTTTAAATGTCTCAAAATCAAGATCTTGCACGAATGCATATCCCTTGCACGTACCGATGTTTCCCACGTTCACGAGTGCCGTTGCCGACGACTCCCAATCGGTGAAACTACCACCTTCCCAAGCTTGCCGCAGGGCTTCCCGCTTGCCTGAAAGGATTTCCATCACAGCCAGCGTCACTGGATGAGACTTCCATTCGTTGAATATATCTTCACTGCAGTTCATACTCATTTACTTGCTCCCATGCGGGCAGTTACTGCACCCTGGATACCTATATGATGATCCGACTGGATCTTCGTCATAGCCAGAAGATGTTCTACCCGAGTGTTAATCTGTTCATTCTCAGCCCGCACTCGCGAAATCTCTGTGTTGATGATGGCCACCTGCGCATAAGCCTGTTCTGTCTGAGCATTCGCCGCTTCGTTCTGGGCCTTGGCTTCCAGTTCAGTGATCTTCGCGTTGTTGAGGCGCTGTTCTTCCTGCAGGGTAATCGTGAACTTCTGCATTTCTGCCTGCAACGCCTTGTCCTGTTCGGCCAAGCGCCCTTGGATTTTCGCCTTCTCGATCGTAAGTTTCGGATCTTCCGGCGATTGCTGCCCGTCAGTTCCTTTAAACACTTCGCCGATCGCATCAACCCGCAACGCCTTAAGATAACGCCGTTCTACCGCATCTTTATCGTAGCCAGGAGTAGACGCCGCCGCCTGCTTCAGCGCTCCCGCCAATTGCAGCTTCATTGTCTCACTCGTCACGTTAGGATCAGCCACCGGAGATATCTGATCCAGCCCAGCACTGTAGTCTTCCCGCGTAGCGCCGAAGGCCTGCGGCTGATCTAGCGGCAGGAACATTGAGTTCAGTTTATACAACTTCGTGAACTCCGCCTTGCTCGACCTCCACACTCGCTTGAATATCGCTGTGTAGATTTTCTGCCCCATCTCTACCATGGTCTGCATAGAACTGGCAGGAGTATTCTGCCCGGGATTCTCCCCGACGCTGATATCCGTAGTTCCGCTAACCCGACTGGTGTAGTTTATCAATAACGAGAGTAGTTGAAAAAGTACATCCGAGGGAGCGTTGACGGGAAGTGGGTATATAGACTTACGTAAATCATCACCAGTTGAGTCAACTCTCTTCCACTCGAATGGAGCCATTGTGTAGACCCCACCCCGGATCTTGGCACCGCGGCCGAGAAATCCCCCAGCCGTGGTCTGCATCGTCCCACTATCCAGCAGCATATTAACTAAAGAGTTAACGGCCTCGTTAAGTGGTCCTAGGAAGACGCCAAAGCCAATGTCATAGATTCCTCCGTCAGGACTAGGTATGAATGTCTTCTTGGTGAAGTACTCCATCGCCTTGATGCGTATGATTTGGCCCTTGCGGGCTCCGCCTGCGACACGCTCCACATCAGTCTCAGCCTCAAACCGCGTCACGATGCGCAGGACATACTTCGAACTTTCCTCGAAAGTAATAATATAAGGCTCGGCGTAACCGTCTCCATCCAGGTCAAGGTTACAGTGTTGCTCTAAGATGAGCAGAGGTGTAGTGCTATCCGGTGGAGGTGGGGTTACACCTTGCCTATTATCTTGTTCAATCTGCTGTATGGACCGCTTCGGGGCTGCAGTGCCGACGTACCAGCCCTCTTCTAGACAGTCCCTGTACACGCCGCGAAGAACCTTTTCGTGAATCTCATTACGAAACATCAGGAGTTTGTGAGTCTTCCTCGGGCACTCTTCAACCGACTTCGCCCAGTAATCCAACACAAGGTCCTTGGCCATTACAAGTTCACTGGTGTTGTGGCCAAGGGACGCAGAGTAATACGATTTCTTAAAGTTCGTGCCGACGATGCTGAGATTTAGAATCGCCTTATCTTCCTGCTCTTCCCAAGGGGCATCTTGGTACAGCAGCTGCCAGGACATATGCCGACTCACTCGCTCGGCCCGGGCCACTGCTTCAGGAGTTCCGCCGAAGCTCGTACACTTCACAATGTCCGAGCCGTTGATGATTGCAGGATACGCCCGCGCGTGGAACTGCATAGCTGCAATGGTCACCAGTGGAAATGCCACATTAGCGCAGCCGGGCCAGGGGAAGTTCTTGTCCTTTGATATCTGCAAAGCCAGGTCCATCCCGGCCTCATTCCGCTTGAGCCAGATGGCCCGAGAGAATTCATCCGAGGTATAACCCTGATGACACTCACTCCCTATATGCGTCAGGTCTTGATCGCTGAATCGTTCGCACAGATTCGCCGCGACGATCGCCCGCTTGTCCAGGGTGAACTCAGTTTCTAGGTTAAGCATCAGTACCCCGTCACTTGTGAACGCCCGTCAGCGCCGGCCTTTGGCCTATTCCAGAAACCCTTCTCCATCTCCCACTCGTCTTCTGTGTAGAAATCCTCCGGCTCCGCCTGCGCGAGGTCGTCGAATCCGCGGCTGAGCAGCGCTGCTGCGTCGAATTGGTCGTCCAGAGTCGCTTGAGCTGTTCCTGAAAATCGAAGATTCTCCTGCTCGAAATCTGGATACCATGCAGCTTTCTTATCAAAGCGACACTGTCCTGCGCGCATTCGCCTCTGGTACGGGCGCCCCCGCGTACCCTTATCCTTCACCGGCAGAATCGCCTCGAAATTTATGCGGATATCCCGCACTTGCATCTCACGATACACCATGGCCTTGACTGACTTCCAGATCACTCCGTCTTCCACCCAGAAGACTTCAGGATTCCAGCGAGTCTGTATGTTAAACATCTCGTCAATCCACTCTGTTGGGTCCCAGCGGCCCTTACGTACGTCGACATGGTGAAGAAGATTATTAACGTCCTTCCCTCCGACAACAAAGGCAGTGCGGTTAGCTGCGTCAGCCCGGGAAACTGCAAAGTCCGCGGCCGCGCAGATGATTTTGTCCGAATCGTAATCATCCTCGTTCATAGGAAGGAAGTCCGCCTGTTTCAAAAACGCGTCCGAGTGATCCAGGGGATTGTTCAGGAACTCCTGCGAGTACCCAGCGGAGTCACCATCCTCGATGAACTCCTGCCGGCGTGCACGAAGCTGCTCCTCCGTCCAGCGCTCTGGCCAGAGCAGCTCGGAAAAGTCGTCGAAACTCTTATGCGCTGAATAGAAAAGATGCTTCCAGGTGCGATTCTTGCGCAGACGATTCAACAAGGAATCGTCATGCAATACTGTTCCGTGCACACGAATTTTCCCAGACTTGCTTAAAGCCTGCTTAGCAGCGCGGAAGAACCAAATCCGAAACTTCTTCCGCCGCTCCGGGTTAAGCACCTGCTCGTCATCTTCAGCGTCATCGCATACTAACAAATTAGGGCGTTTACCCTTCCATAGGCGCCCACGAATTCTTTGCTCTGCGCCGCGGGCTAGAATGCGAAACTTATACCCATCAGTCATTTCACAGATGACGTCAGTTGTAGCTGTGCGTAGCATACGCTTGACGCCAAATTCCCGTATCAAATCTTCATTTTCCACCAACTCTTCAGAGATATTACCAAGTTGTTCTGCTGCGCCATCCTCCGTTGAGCCAACCAGGATAACGTAATCAGACACGCGAAAAAGTACTGAAGCAAGTATGAAAATCATACTCAACGCAGTACTCTTTGCATGATCCCGCGGCGCTATAACCATAGCAGCTTGAGCATCCGATGAATATAATTCCCAAGCTTCCCGATGAAATCTAGGCGTAGGACATTGCTGATCGTATTTAGGACTAATAAAAGTCCCTGCAAACGACTCTAATAGATCGGCGGTGAGTTGAACCGTGGCCATACTACCCCATTATCGAGAGATAGCCCGAACGGCTTCTAGTCTTGCTCAGAGAGCTAACTGTAGTCGCTGTAAGCAGATACGTCACGCCGGCCACTCCACCTACTACCGTTTGCGTGGCGACGGCCCCTGAGAAGCTGGCCGCGCCCGCGAGAACCCCTGATGGCGTTGCGTCTGCCCCAGAGTAAACAGTTGCTGTAACGCTTCCGCTTGCGCAGGTTTCACCAACGGCGTAGTCCGACGAGAAGTCGAAGGAGACTGCAACAGTCTCGCTTGTTGTTTTGGCATTGAAGATACTCCTGGAAGCCATTGTCAAGATCCGGTTAGCACCCACCGCCCATCTTGAATCGCATCCGCACTGGCTCCGCGTCGGTAGGAGCGAATTGGTTCTGCGCGTTAACTCCCCGCACGCCCTTCAGGTCGCGTGAGACGAACTTCCCGCCTTCGTTATTTCCGCCAGCCATGCGAGGCGCCTTGGCCATACCCAGAGTCTTACCTGTAGGTATCGCTGCGGGCTTTCCGCTAACCGCCTTATCCGAGTCGTTAAACATCAATCACTCCTTGGTTATCCACCACACTACGTACCTTCGACTGCAGATCAATCAGCCGATTCGCCAAGATCGCCAAGTGGTCCTGGGAGTGAATCACCGGAGCCGCATTCCCGCCAACCCCGATCGCCTTCGCCCCCAGTTCTACCGCCCGAAGCACCACGTTGTCACTGACCGTCGGCGCTTCCAGCTTCTGCTTCAGCCGTTCCAGGGAGAGCAGGGTGATGCCCTTGAACCTCTCCTCCACCGTGGCCACGAGCACTGGGTCGCAGATCTCAGATCTCCGCGCCGCCATGGCCGCCTGCCATGCGTCACTGGCCATCACGTTGCTAACCCACCCTACCGAGTACCCATATCTGGCAGCCAAGTCATTCTGCGTGCACCGGGGAGTGGCTATAATATAGTCAATCATGTCTGCATGACTATAATTCATCTTCGCCACAACACCCATCGTAGGCGCCTGGGCCTTCGCCCCTGCCTCCAGAATCTCTGCGAACTCATCCATTATCGAACCCTTTCTCGTGACCCTCAGAACCCCACGTCCATCACGCGCCACGGACGTTAGACGCGCTTCCGGAGAAAAAGTTCCATCCATCCCGCCCCCTCCCGGGAAATTCGCCCGGCCTCTCCCCCATCCCCGCGCGACTTATCCCATCATAATCCGCGCGGACTCTAATTCCGCTAGAAATTTCTCAGGGTGCATTTATGATTTTTTCGCGAAGATTTCTTTTGCCCCCACCCACCTTGATTCGTGGCTGTATCGCAACAAGCGGGGTAACCGGGGAGGGAACGGGGATGCACCGCGATGGAGCATACACTGGGTTGGTGCGTTTGAATTGGGTCAGGTTTATTTATTGATTGATTGAAAATACGTGGAACTTTTTTAACGGGCCATTGTCCAATGCATATGGTTGATGATTACATCGCCTGCACCGAACGGGCCCGCCGTATTTTGGTAAGCGATGCAAAATAAACGGAACTTTCCGGCGGGCTCATTGTCCAATGATTGTATAATGTGGTAGTTGGATT